ATCCAATATGATTTCCAAGTTAATGAATTATCTTCTGCATAACAATATTTAATTCCATTTGGTTCATGACTATAAAATTTTATCTTACCTGAATATTTAGGAATTTGTAAATAATAAATTGCAGAAATATCATTAGGGGAATGTTCATGTCTTTCTTGATAATCATATTTATTATAAATATTGAACCAAGATGTCGTACATTTTATTTTATTATTTTGATAGCCTATTTTATATGTGTAATCTTTTACTTCTTTAAAAATCCATTTATGCAAATTATTAAAATTTTTATTTTTAGTTAAATTATAAGTTCCACATGTATTAAATGTTGATACTCCCCAATTGTAACCACCTTTTTTAAAATTATTTTTAATTAATTTACATTCTTTAATTAATTTGTTTTGAATTAAGTCGTGGTTTTTATTTTCACTTAAAGCTATAATTACTGGAAAAATACTATGAAATTCCATTATTTTTTAAACCAAGATGGAAGACCTAAATGAGGACGCTTATCAAACATATTGTCTTTTGCGCCTGGTGTTTTACGATTGTTATAATGCAAGAAAACTTGAATACATTCTTTACCTTTAAACTTTTCTCTCCAATGCTCTAATTCACAACCAGAATACACTAACATATCTCCTGGTTTTAAATTTATTTTAATTCCTTTTTTACCTGTCTCCCCTGATGGCTCAAGATATATTGGCCAATCATCACCACCTAAATTCATAGTGGTAGAGATTTCACAGCTAAATCTATCCTTGTGTCTTCTAAGTTCATCACCTTTTTTATAAATTCTTGCATAAGTATATGCAGGATATAATTTTAATCCTGTTGTTTTTTCCATAACAGGCTGGCATTTTAATAATAAAGTCTCCATCGCTATATCTGAATAACAAGAATACGTATTTGGAATTTGACCATCTGGCTCCTCATAATAACCAAGTAAAGTTTCATATGGAGAAATATATCTTGCTTGTCTACAAGTATCTAATACTTGTTTTTTCATACTAAAATAATTTGCAAGAAATGCAGCTAGATCTTTATCTATTGCTTTTCTAATTACTGTATATTTGTTTTTTTTAAATACCATCCTTAACCACCTCTTTTGGTACAGCTTGGATGTTAAAATGAATAAATCTAAAAGTTTCAATACCAAAATCAACTGCAAATTCATGTGTTAAATACCCTGGAAATATAATTAATGTACCGGGTTTAGGTTTAAAATGAACAAGTTCTTCTCCAATTAAAATCTTATTTTGATTTGATTTCATTCTTAATTTTGTAGCCCTAGCTCCAGCACGTGGTTCATGAAATATTGGATAAGAAGTTTTATCAGAGCATTTTAAAAAATAAAATCCTGATACATGTTGATTCCAATGTACGTGTGCTGAATGATGACCTCCACCCTTTTTTGCAAATTCTTGTACCCACATTTCAGAAAATAATAAAGTATACTGCTGTACATCAAAACCTTGATAATCTAAAAACTCCCAAGACTTTTGACCTACATAGTTTCTAAAATCTAAAAAATTATTATCAGAAGTTAAAGGCGTTGAATGATGAGATAAACCAAACTCACCATATTTTTTAGTAAATGGTAAGTTTATTTTTTTAGCATCTTTAATATATTGATTTGATGCTTTATTTAAGGACTTAACAAACTCTGGTTTGTATTCAATCCATATAGGTGTTTTAAAAAATTCATGTATTTGCATATTATTTAAACGGATTTCCAAGGTTCCATAAAACCAAAGAATACCTTACTCCTTTCGTTATTGGTTTAACTCTATGCCATACAAATGAAGGAAACACAATAATAGATCCTTTCGGAAGTATTTCTTTTGCTTGCCTTAAATGTTTAGCTTCTTCTCTCATATGGGGATCATAGTTTCTAAAATCAAACTCTAATTCACCACCTTCATATTCGGACCCATCGGTTAATTGACAAGTCATCGAAAGCTTTCTTATTTTACCGTGTTTAATACTGTTGAGTTTATTATAAGGCTTGTCCCAACTATCACAATGCCAATCATAGTATTGGTTTAATTTGTATTTTGTAAATTGAAAAGATTCTGCGGTGTCAAATTGAAAATTCCATCCAGCTTTTTCATTAGCTTGATGTATAAATGGAATTAATTCTTTATATATCCATGGATCATTAAGCCAAACTAAATCTGAATTTCTTTTTCTTTTCATATCTCTAATTTCATCTTTGGTAAGTTCTCTATCTCCATAACCACCTGTTCTAGCCATAGTTTCTGATTGTGATAAACCATATTTAATAATGTCATCACATAGTTTTGGTGGTATTGCTGAAGTAAAATACCAGTAATAATTAGATATATTCATAAGTTATGGTTTGAACAAAGTTTAAAGAATCTTTTTGTCTGTTATTTAAAGAATACATGTTTGTCGATGGAAACATTATAAACATATTATTTTTTAACTCTATATCCCAACTTCTTCCTTTTCTTCTATTATCATCATAAAATATTCTAACCATACAATCTTTAGTATTAATTCCATATAATAATGTAAAATCAGGTGAATCTCTTAAATCAACAGCATCAACATTAATTAAAGATTCTGTTTTTTCATTTGGAATATAAATACTACCCCATGAATCTTTATTGACTAAATTTAAATTATATTTAACTCTAATAAACTCTTTTATGTAAGTATTTAATTTATCCCAATTTTTACAGAAAGAAAAATTTTTTTTATTATATAAAGATTCAAAAATAGATTTAATTAACTCTAATGAGTTAATTTCAAAGCCTTCTGGCATTGAAACATCACCATAAATTATAGACTGTTCTGATAATACTTTCTTTAACATACAAACTTTATGTTTGTACTTATATAATAGCCTTAATATTTGTCAATACCCAGCCGGTTGTATTATCTGCTTGATACGCATTTTCATCCCACTCATATATCCATTTATGAGTTCCAGCTGTATTTTGTAAAACTTGTTCTTCAGTCAATTCAGGAGCATCACCTAAAGGTGATTTCCAAGAAGCAGTTGGGATATTTTTTACCCATGATGGATAAGGTTTTTCATGCCAAAATATATTATTAATTGAATCCCAAGAACCACCGATACTTGCATTATTTTTTCTTACATCTTCTTGATTTTCGTTTTTATGCCCTGTTTGAATCCATAAATTAGCTGGCCAATTGCAATGTGTTTGTAAATATTGTTGTCCTAACGCTTCATCAACAACTCCCTCATTTAAAATATTTTCATCGTCAACAGCAACTACAGTAAGTACTATATTATCTTCTGAAATTTTTGCAAAATGTGCCATAATTATTTAAACCTATACCTTATTATTACCACCCCATCATCACCACCAGCAGTTCCACCAGGATCATCTGGTGCTGGAGTCCCTGTAGGATTATCTCCTCCGCCTTTTCCAGTATTTGCAATAGCAGGAAGAGTAGTAGTGCCATTGTCGCCATTTCCTCCGTGAGAATATGGAACAGGTGACCCTGATATAAAACTTGTTGCTCCAAGTCCTGCATTTCCATTTTGGTTACCACCTACTTGAGTGGCACCTCCACCACCTCCAGCTGGTTCTCCGGTACTTCCGGGACCATTTCCACCTGAGTTTCCCTGTGGGGGAGATACGGGAGGGCTATTACCAGCTCCTCCAGATGTTCCTCCAAAATCTCCTGCACCTCCGCCGGACCCTCCGGAACCTCCATTTCCATGTCTTCCACCTCCACCGCCACCGCCTGTGGATGTAATAGTGTTAAAAACAGAAGGACTTCCTGGGCAACCCTGAGCACCAGGGTTATAACCACCACCAGATCCTACTGTTATTGGATAACCTTGTACTGAAACTGGTAGAGCTGAAACACATCCAACTAAAGGAGCTGGACCTGCACAATAGCAACCCGATGCAGCGCCAGAAGATGCTCTAAATCCGCCTGCACCTCCGCCACCGTGAATTTTTCCTCCACCTCCTGCAACAACAAGGTAATCTACTGAATTGGATGCTGGGTCTGGTGAAAGTGTATTTACTGTAAAAGTACCCGCTCCAGTGAAAGTATGAATTTTATAATTACCATCTTCAGTTATAGTACCACCGGAAGCACAGATACCTTTAAAACCACCACCTCTTTGACCAAATCCTCTTCCAGAACCTGCTCCAAATGAACCTATAATTGGCATCTTTCTCCTCCTAATTTATTACGCAAACTGTGTTTGCGATGCTAATACTGTAAAAGTAGATGAAGCTGTTTTAATAGCTGTAAATGTATAAACATCGTTTGATGTTACATTTCCTTCAGTTGGCGCTGCTCCACCTTGCCACACTGGAGTTACAGTTGATCCGTCTACTTGTACTGTAGTATTGTAATAAGTTACGTTGTTGTTTTTATTAATAAAAGCAACTGTGATTGATTCACCTGTGTCCATAGACGCATCTAAAGAATTTGAACCATCACCTCTTAAATTAACTGTGAAGTTTGCAGAAGCAGTTACAGTATTTAATTGCACCGCTTGAGTATTTGTATCAATATTAATGTTTGATGTGAATGTACCATTAACATTTACTTTTTCTGCAAGACCTTGAATCTTACCATTACCATTTAATGTAACTCTTCCAATTCCTTTTGGAGTTAAATTAAAATCAATATTTGTGTCAGTTCCAACTGC